TAATCAGATACCCCATTATAAACCAAGTGGAAAACAGCTTTATTTTGACCGTGAAGAGATTGAGAATTGGCTAAAGCAAAACAGGGTCGCAACAGTAGAAGAGACAGACAGAAAAGCAACAAATTACGTAGTAACTGGAAGGAGGTAAAATTATGAAACAAAAAGAAAGCCCCGAACGGCAGGAACCGAAGCAGGGGCTAAAATATCACATTTCCTTGTGTGAAGAACAGGACAAAGGTAAGCCAATTTTATCTAAACGGCAAAAGAAAGTTTATGATCTATTGTTAACCGGAAAACATTCAGCCGCTGATATATCTATAGCATTGGGCTACTCAGACCCACGTTCTTATATTCGCGAATTACGCAATAAAAACATCAATGTATTAGATCGATGGATAGAGAGTATAGATACCCGATACAAAGTTTACTGGATAACACCACAGAAAACCAACATTCCGGGCGTTCATTCAGTCGGTGAAGTGATCCAGTCCGACTTTAAAAATCTTTTTGAAAGAAACCATTATGATTGAAGATGCAAAAAAATTACTCATAGATAGATACGGGTTGAATAAAGAAATTCACACCAAACATAACAATATTTTCGAGGGTGAATCCCTTGTATTGATTGAAAGCTTGCTAACCGGACAGCTGAAGCTAAAGCCTAAAAGGCGATAATCAATTGTATATATAAAATTTTAGATATGAAAAGAGACGGGATTATAATATATGTACAACAATATGAAGCAATAAAGGATTTATCGCAATCAGACAAAGGGGTATTACTTGATGCGATTTTCCATTACCATATTACTGGAGAAGTGATGCAAGAATTACCTCCAATGGTACTAATGGCATTCACTTTTATCAGAACATCAATAGATTCAAATACAAGAAAATATGAAGCTATTGTTGAACGTAATAGGGAAAACGGGAAAAAGGGAGGGAGACCAAGAAACCCAAAAAACCCAAGTGAACCCAAAAAACCCACTGGGTTAAAAAAAACCCAAGCTAACCCAAATAACCCAAGTGAACCCAAAAAAGCCGATACAGATACAGATACAGTAAAAGATACAAAAACAAAAACAGTGAGTATTGATGATTTATTTTCTAATGAAAATGTTCTTTTAAAACCTATAGTATCTGAATGGATTGCTTATAAAAAAGAAATTAAAGATCCATATAAAACGGTAAGGGGTATGAAAGCATTTGTAAAGGAACTTCAAAAACTTTCAAATAATGATCCTAAGGTCGCAAAAGAGATAACTGAGCGATCAATGGCTAATAATTGGAAAGGAATATTCGAGCTTAATAATAACGGAAATGGCAAAACAGCGATCACAACAAGCCGTGCAAGGCAAAAACTCGATTAACGACACATATGTAATGCCACACAGCCCGGAGGCTGAAAAAGCAACAATAGGAGCGTTATTATCAGAGAAAACAGCGATATATGAAGTTATGGACTTCCTTAAACCCGATATGTTCTATGATGAGCATTTGAATGAGATCTACAGTGTAATACTTGAAATTGAATCACGTTCAGATGTTGATCTTATAACAGTGTATGAGGGGCTAAAGAAACGTAACAGTAAGATCGAAATATATCAATTAGCTGAACTTTCAGACATAACAACCTCTGCAATTCACATTAAAACTCATGCAATGATAGTCTTTCAGGACTATATGCGCAGAATGTTGATGATGAAATGCGCACAAACCCTGAATGATTCTAAAGATATGAGCGTAGATGTGGATGATCTGATCAGCAATCATATTTACGAAGTTGAGAATCTATCTGATATTACTGATGTGGGGGTTACTATATCAATTGACAAACTGGCAGTTGAGGCTTACAAAGAATATCAGGAAAGGGAGAAAAGAGCAAAGGAGGGGCACCCGGTAGGAATCCACACCGGATTAAAAAAGCTTGATAATGTACTTCACGGATTTCAAAAAGGATGTGTTTATGTGTTAGCTGCACGTCCGGGAATGGGCAAGACAGCGTTTTTGCTCAATTGTGCAAGAAAAACAGCAGAGAAAGGTAACAATGTATTAATTTTCTCTTTGGAGATGCCTAAAGTTGCTTTAATGAACCGTATGGCAATCGCTCATTCAGGGATCAACTCAGAGGCATTCAAAGAGGGTAGGCTATCACAGGAAGAGTACATTAGTTTGGCAGAATCTTTAGAGCAACTCTCACAATTGCCAATATCAATTAATGATACAGCCTCTATTTCAGTTCAGCAGATACGGTCTCAAGCAAAGAAGATGAAAAGAAAAGGTAAATGTGATCTAATAATGATAGATTACCTACAATTAATAGATATGCACCAACTGAAAGGTAAAACAACAAATGATGAGGTTTCAGCTTGTTCAAGAGCAATTAAGATAATGGCAAAAGATCTGAATGTTCCTGTAATACTTTTATCACAGCTAAACAGAAGTGTTGAGAGTAGAGCCGACAAAGTGCCTTTATTATCTGATTTAAGAGATAGTGGAGCCATTGAACAAGATGCTGATGCGGTTCTATTCATTCACAGACCATCATATTATGATGATAATGCTGATAGAAATTTAGGTCAAATTATGATTGAAAAGAACAGAGAGGGGCGCACCGGAAACATTGATTTTTGGGTAGACGATTGCATCACCAATTTTAAAGATGAAGCACCTTCAGGAAGTTGTTCAAACAGTTATAGACCTCATTATGAGGTAGAAGAAGAAACTCCATTTTAAATAACAGATTATGAGCGAACAAGAACTATACGAATTGAGCGAGCCAGAGTTGAGGCAGATGTTGGCAAACGGAGAAAGGAATGTTGAAAGAGAAATCAGCAGGATGTATGATAAATTGGCATTTACCGTCGTTATGTTGCCATTTATTGACTCTTTTATCAAAAAAGGGGTGATCAGGAAATTGGATGCCATCGAGAAAATGCAAATATCGAATAAAATCAAAACCGATTTACTGAATAAGCTGTATTTGCTACTGCAGAGCGGAATCAAACAAAGTTGGGTAATTGGTGAAGCACTCAGTTACTCACTCCTTAAAAAGATTGTGCCGGAGGAGATCCTAAAGCATAGATTTACAAAGGCGGCCAGCCCTCACATTATGGAATATTTAAACAGAAAAACATTTGGGCTGAATCTTTCCCAACGTGTATGGAATCTTTCAAATGGAATGATCGATCAGATTGAAGCCACCCTTCAGCTTGGAATTTTGGAGGGAAAATCTGCAAACTCAATTTCAGGCGATTTAAAGCAATACTTGAAAGAACCGGATAGATTGTACCGTAGAGTGAGAGATCGCCAGGGAGAGCTCAGGCTCTCAAGAAATGCAGCCAATTATCATCCAGGGCAAGGCGTGTACCGGTCATCTTTTAAGAATGCCAGGCGTTTGGCTGCAACAGAGATCAATAAGACATATAGGAATGCTCAGTGGGAAACGTGGCAGAATCTGGACTTTGTAGTGGGTCAGGAAATAAGACGTAGTAATCATGTTTACGATTGCGACGTATGTGAAAGCCTAAAAGGTCGTTATCCTAAAGACTTTAAATTCAGTGGATTTCATGTTCAATGCCGATGTTACGTCATCCCGATATTATCAACCCAAAAAGAATTATTGGATAGCATCAATGATGATTCCCCTGTTCGCTCAAAGAATGAAATTAAATCGTTCCCGGGTAATTTTCATAAATGGGTTGAGGACAACAAGCACCGATACAAACCAAACACTAATGATTGGATTGATGAAAATCCTATTGTGAAGAAAATGTTTTACAATTGATAAATAAAATAAAAAACAAATTAATAATTAATATTATGGCAAGAATTATACCATTACAAGCAAAGATCACATTGCAGCAGACTATCAACGAACGGGGTGATTTTTACCCTGCCTGCATATTTTCAAACGATACGTTTGTCTCTCATTTTGAGGCAAGCCTGATCGTAGCTAAGGGACTTTTAGATCCAGAAGTGATAGAATATTCCACAATTGAGAGTGTTTTGACCGGATTATCCGAGTATCGGGTGTGGAAGGCAAACAAACCGAAAACGGAACTTCCCACAGAGATTACGGAACATTTTTCCCTATTGCCGGATTCAGACTGCAATATCGAGATGTTGTTCCAGCCTTACAACAACATACCTACGGAGGCTATTCTATAC